TACCAGAAGTATTTAATACCTCACTAATAACTACTGGAGTCTTAACACCTGTAATATATTCAGGACGTTGTAAACGAGCATCTGAAGATTTTACTCCAAAATGTGATAAAATACTTTCAACATAACGAGTACCGCCTCGTGCATTTTTTTCTAACCATTCCTGTAATCTATATGCACGACGTAAATCATTAATAGTAGTAGGTTCAACAGTTAAACCATCAGTTTGAGCCCATAAATCTGTAAAACCAGCATTAGTATCACCAATCATAACAGGATCACCAGCCGAACCAGATAAAGTAGTATTACCAACATTTGAATAAATATTAGCATCACCATTAACGGCACCAAGAGGAATATCTACAGCAGCACCTTTTTGAGCAAAAGGTAAAGAAGCAGTAAAGTAATCATGTTCGCATGCTCTATTACGTAAAGTGCATAAGCGACGAATATCAGCACCACTAGAAACATTGTTTCCATCAACCAATTTATAATCAATCGGTTCAATTAAATTTTGGTCTCTATAATACTCATTATATACACATTGATAAGCTGCCATAGGTAAAGCAGAAATCTGAGCAGCAACTCCACCTGTTGGTACTGGTGGAACACCTAAATAATCTAAGAAACGTAAACAAGTAGGCTCATGAGCTTCAGGCCAATCATATTGAGGTGAAATATAAGGAGCAACAATAGTAGGACCTGTTCCATTAGGTCCATTATTAGTAATAAATTTCTCCCAATTATCCCATAAAATACGATTTGGAACAAAGAAATAATGCATAGTAACATCCATGCGATGCATAACTGGAGCAGTCATAGGAGCAAATCGAATAATTGATTCACATCCTAAATCAATTTTATCACCAGGTACAACTTCTAATGTTAAAATAGGAGTTAATTCACCCATATTAGCTGAAAGCTTAACATCATGAGTAAGGTCAAAGAAATTCTTTTTAGGTTTCTTTAACTGAATTGAATTAAAAATATTCTTTGCCATAATTATAAACGGATTCCACCGCGTGACATGTAATAAGTACGTGAAACTTTTCTCTTGCCGTAACCTTTACGACCGTAGGACTTACGTCCTCTGTAACCTCTACGATTTCTCATTTTCGTTTTGTTTTAAGTGAAACATTGTTATTTGAAGTAATCCACAAATACTATCCAACCTGGAAGCAACCAGTTGTTTTTGAGAGTCATCATACTCTCCATTCTCTATGGTTTTAATAGACTCTTGAATAAACTCTATAAATTTTTCCATTTTTATCTTTTAAATAAGCCTCCAATACCAGGTATTAAACCTAAGAATTTACCAAGTAATCCAGAGATCATCATAATTTGTTGATTATCTACTTGGAATTCTTTTAATTTTTTTTCAAAATCTAATAAATCACCAGTCTTTATAACATTTTTTATTTCCTCAGAAACTTTTAATTTCTGCTCTGTAGTCAACCTTGTAGATGCTATAATATTTCTTATAGTAGCATCATTTTTTTGATATTCTTGAGGTTGAAGATTTTTATTATAATAATCTTGTTGTTGATTTTTAAGTAATTGAGAAGATAAAGCAGCATCTGCATTTTGAGTTACAAATGGTAACTCTTGTCTAAGTTTATCATTAGTAGCAACTTTAATTAAAGCTTCTTGTAATGTAGCATCAGCTTGAGCTTTTACTAAATCAATTTGAGCAGATTTGAGTTGAGTATCATAATATTGCCCAATAGCCATATTAGCGCTAGCACCGAGATCAATTTGAGGAGCAGTAGGATTATACGATTGAGGACTGGAAGAACGAACGACAGGACTATTAGACATTTGACCATATATAAGATTTGGATTTAGACCCGCTTCTTTAAAACGTGCCATTTGTTGTTTAGGACTATTATATAAATTTTGCATATTCCAATCAGCAAGAGCATCAGCTCTTTGCTTTTCATACATCTCTCTAGAATAACTTAACTGAGATGAATTAGTACCAAGCTGGGATCCAGCATTGATAAGGCCACCTAATACAGAAGCTCCGCCAGCAATAAGACTAGGTGTAAGTGAAGCAGCAGCAGGAGCAGCAGCAGTCGCGGCAGCGGCCGTAACAGGGATTATGAATGGAGGCATATCTTAGTTTTTTTTGTTTTTAATTGACATTTAAATGTAGTGTTTTTTTTTCGTTTATCACGCCACTACGTTTTGTTCTTGACTCAAATATAACACTTTTTTTTAAATTAGTGTCAATTAGCACTAATATATCAAGGATAATTAGTGCATATCGCCCCTCATCGGGGCTTTTGACGGACGTAATCCAGGGCAAAGCCCTTACGATTCCGTCTCGTCGGTTTTATTTTCAGTTGAGTTATCAACAGACTTATCCACAATTGTGGATTGTTTTTTTCGAGATTTATTTTGAATTTCATTTAATTCAAATTTGTAAACCTCTTCAAGTTCTTGACGTTCAGCTAAATCCAATGTTAATGGATTTGGCAAATCATCTTCTTCATCGTAATATTCGTCAAGGCGACCGCCCACTGGGAGCCCCCTTGCGTATCTTTCTAGTATTGTCTTAATAGACATACTTTGATCTGGTACCGTCATAGACGGTTGAGTAAATATTTTATACTTTTTTTCAAAAGTATTAGCATTCAATGAATTTTTAACTTTCATAATTTTTCCAATTTATCTCTACCGAGTTGAGTATTTTTATACATTTTTTTAAATGAATTTTGGTGACGTTCAACAAGTATTTTTTCAGCCATTTCACCAAATTCATTAATTAATTCTAATTCAGCTTTTATAGCTTCATCGGACATGACAATTTTTAGATGATTATTTATTAATAATTTTTGCGTTTCACTATATATTTTATCTTTATAATATCGAGGCATTGCTATTTTTTTTCCATCCTTAATAGGAACAAACATTCGATTTAATAAATCGTTTTTATGATACTTAATCATATTGTTTGTTATATAATTAGCACCTAAACCTTTAGACATTAGACTAAATTCTTTTTGTCTATCATCATTATGATGTTTAGGTATCTTACCTGGTTTTTGCATATACTTTAAAGTATATCCTATAGAAGCCTCATTAACTTGACCAATATATATAGTACCAAAAGGCACATACCCACAACCAGCTTTATACTCGCTCCAGGCTCGTTCGACTTTTTCAGCATCAGCATTAAATATAATCATATGATAATGAGGGCGGTCTCGTTTACTTCCATACTCGCCACATACATAATACTTAAGTTTAGTTTCGGATAACTTCCGAAGACGTTTCATATAAGTTTGGATGTCCCTTTTATTGAGAGTCATAAACCCATTCTTAGTTAGAGGTACATATTTAGTATCATAAGTAAGTGTAACAAATAACGCAGTTTCAGAGCGCTCACCCTCTTTTATCAACCTAAAAGACCATCCCGATGTTCTCCGTTTCATACAATTAGGACATTTACCACATGGTAGCGCCATCCATTGATTTGTGATTTTATCTCTAACTTGAAACGGAGTTATACATCGAGAACTCATTAAATAGTAGGTGTACCGTACTTAGGCATTGGTCGCACTGCCTTAATTTTGTTTAGTACGTGACAATATAATTTCTGAGCATCTGGGTCAGTTACAGCGAAAATACGTTCAGTATCTTCGGGAGCACACTCAATAAATTCTTGAGATAATGTTGGCTCAGTTCCAAATATTCTACCTAAGTGCCAATAATCCAAAGAATTACGAAAATCGCCAGCAACACGAGAAGGCATATATTTATACTCAGCATAACGAGGCACATAACCGAAATTATCTTCCGCATTTCCAGTATAAGCGTAAAGCTCTTGTAATTTAACTTCTTGCTCGCCAATATTAGCAAAAGATGGCCAAAAATAATCTAATGGGTCGAATCTACTAAAACTCTTAGGTATACCTTGTTGATAAGCAGTTTTAGGCATAACAGACATAATACCCATAATCCATCCATGTTCTTCAGCATAATAAGTACCACTTTTACCCGAAGTAACTGCAATACCATGACCGGCCATATTACCTTGTGGTAATTCTCCTTCAGTACCGGAAGTATTTAATACTTCACTAATAACAACAGGGGTTTTAACACCAGTAATATATTCGGGACGTTGTAAACGTGCATCTGATGATTTTACACCAAAGTGTGCTAAAATACTTTCGATATAACG